AGGACTGATGGCATTGTTAAGTATTATCAGGCATACTACACATGAAAAGAATTATTACCGCTTTATTTGCGGCAGCTTCATTCAGTTCTCCAGTTTTTGCTGAGGGAAAAATTACTAAAGGATTCTACACAATGGACTCTTTGGGTTGCATGATTACACGAGAATGCACCAAAGATGTCCGACGAATCAAGAGTATCGACGATATTCGTAAAGAGTTTCCTAATTCTAATTTTGATCTTGTTGCTGACGAGTTTGACTCGATGCTGGTATCCCTTGATAAGATCGGAGTTATGGTTTTTCTAGCAGATGAAAAATATTTTCCTGTTGGGCATCGTGGCGTTTATCATACAGTGAGTAATAATTTTTATTTAAATGATGCCTTCATGCATCGTCAGGGTGTATTGATGAGTGTAATGAGGCACGAAGGTTGGCACGCAGCACAAGACTGCATGGCAGGAACAATCGAAAATTCTATGATTGCTATTATCAAACCTGAAGAAGATGTTCCTAGTATTTGGCGTGAGATGGTAGAGCGCACATATCCTAGTTCTGCTGTGCCTTGGGAAGCAGAAGCAACATGGGCAGGTAAAACTGAAGGCATGACAATGAAGGCACTTGAATCTTGTGCTGTTGGTAACATGTGGGAAGTTTATGAACCAACTCCATTAACTAAAGAATGGTTAGTTGAAAAAGGTTACTTACCTAAATAATAACATCCAAAATTTTTTGGAAGACCACCCAAGACAAATTCTTTGAAGGCTTTTTGTTTTATAATGTAGAATTTGTTGTTGGAAACAAGAATTTACATATGACACATTTAACGAGAGATGTGTTAATCAAGACCATCGTTGCTGAAGAAATGGTAGGTTGCGGTGGAACTGATTATGTCGAATCCCTAAAAAGTGCATATCATCGATGGGAACACGAATCAAGTGAAACCCTCTGTAAAAAATACAACAAAATAAACAATACGCAGATCACAGTTGAAGTATTGACTCCCTAAATAGCAGAGCCTTGCTCTTGTCAGATGCCGGAAGAAGTAAAAGAAGTTTCTAAAGAAGAAGAGAAAAAGAAAGGTTTATTTGGTAAAATAAAAGCAGCTGCTGACGATCACGAAGGTCAGTTGGAAGCAATCAGCACAATGGTCAGACTTGGTATTCTCGTCTGGTCTGGTGGTATTTTGACTCTTGCCTATATTAAACTTCCTGCTGCATTGGGTATTCCCGAACAGAAACTTGATCCCACTTTCATTGCATCTGTTTTCACTGGGGTTTTAGCTACCTTTGGTGTTCAGACTGCGAAGAAGTCTGGCGATGGAACTATGAAGATGGGTGCCGCTTCTGGTGGTGTATCTAAAGCAGACTTAGAAAAACTCATTGCTGCTGCAGCACAAACCGCACCTGCTCAAACCATTCGTATCGAGCAAGCACCTCTTCAGATTGCAACTGCTGCTCCTAAGAAGGACGGCGAACCACCTGTAATGCCTACGGTCTAATACCATGATGTTCTTAACGATGTTTATTGTTGGTCATATGGAAATCGGCAATGGGATTTGTCGAACTGATATGATGCTTTATGATGAACCAATTGCTATTGAATATCCCTGTGAATATTATTCTGAACTGAAAGATTTGGATATTAAATTACAAGGTCAGTAAAATGGCATTTAACAGAAAGACTGATGTTCCAGAAGTAGTACCACCCACACCACCAAAAAGATTCTCCACGAAGAATATTGCTATTGGATTGGGTGTGGTATTTGGTATTGCTCATATTGGTATTCTCGGTCATTTGTTGAATGCTGTTAGACCGCAGTATCCAGTAATTAATTTTCCACAGGGAGATTATTCATCCTATAAAGTTGAAGCAACTAGGGATGGATATAGAATTGAATATAGAGCAAATGACCCTAGAGTTTTACAATCGGAAAAATCACTTCAATTAGATGCTGCTAAGAAGGGTTTATTTGGTCATAAAGTAGAGCATCGTAAGGAATATCGTATTGACCAATATACTATGGATGGTGTTAGAAACTTAGGAGGTGGCGCTGACGCCGAGGGAAAGTCTGCAAAAGACATAGAGTGCATCGTGGCGGACGCTGGAGCACGGAGTCAAGGTGCAATGGCAGGTAGTGCGATTGCTGCTGGCGTTGCTGTTCCTGCTATGATGAATATACCTTATATTGGATGGTTGGCATCTGGTTGGGCATTGTTGCTTGGGCAGAAGATGGGTTCGGAAGCAGGGTCACAAGTTGGCAAAGTATTTAATGACTGCTAAAAATTATAGGAAATGGCGATGAGAGATATAAATGATCCTGTTTGGTCAGTAATCATACTTCTGTGCTGTGGATTAGCATTTACGCTATATTGTGTCATATATATCTTACGCCTCGCATTTCAGGAGATGGAAGAGGATGTCCAAGCGACTCAAAGCAAAGAAGAAGGGCAAACAGTCCAAGCAGTTTCAGGGGAATGCGACGGCGAAGAAAGCTAAAAACGGAGGTAAAAAGTAATGGGAGCAATGACACCACCTAGCAGGAAGTCCTGCTATAATTTCCGAGTAGTGGAAATAAATAGGGTTGTAGACGGTGATACAATCGATGTCACTATTGACCTGGGTTTTGACCTTTATAAAAAGGAAAGAGTCAGAGTTGCAGGAGTCGATACGCCAGAGAAACGAACTAAGGACGATGAAGAGAAGGCACTTGGCTACGACGCAACTCACTGGCTCGAAGACAAGCTCAATGGTGCTATCGCTGGTGATGATGACCTCGTTATTAGGACTGAGCTTGTTGGGGGTGTTGGTAAATACGGTAGACTCCTGGGATGGCTTTACATCGGAGACGCAGAAGTCTCTCTCAACGAACAAATGATTACCGAAGGATATGCCTGGGCATACGATGGCGGAACCAAACAGAAGAACTTTGAGGAACTCAAAGAGATTCGCAGAGCACACGGAACTTTAGTGGAGTAATCCAATGCAAAAACTAATTAATTTACTTGCCCTTGCTTCATTCGGAGTATCTGCTGCCGTCGTCGGTGCAGGTGCTTATGTGTATCTTAATAAGGATACACTAATCGAAAGTGCAAAAGAAGCAGCAATCAAACAAGTTACAGCATCTGTCACAGAAGCACTTCCTGGTATGATTAGTGGTGCTATGCCCAAGATGCCTTCTGCCACCGGTAATGTTATTGAATCAAAACCTGCTATTCCTGGTCTCTGATACATAATATTAGTAACTGATATTATACTATGACCATAGCAAGAAGAAAGAAATCCAAAGATGCTGAGGGAAAATTCTTCCTCTATGTGTTCTTCTTTCATCTTTGGAGTGGATTTTTAAATCTTTTCACAAATGATGATTGATGCCTGAGATAAGAGAAATCCAAATCAGGAGTCTGGATATTCCTCCAGTTCCTGATTGGTTGATGAATTATCCACAATCAATACCACCAGTTGTTCCAGTAACACAAAACATTGGAATACCGATAGTTGATATGCCTGGTTGCGTAGAAGCACACCCCGATGGTGGTCCGCAACTAGCACAAGATGATTCAAGAGGTGCTAGGACTTATTGTGATGGAAGTGTGCCGTCATTTAATCCCATTAACTTTGAGCCCAATCAAACTCTACCGACACAAAAACCGAAGGTAGATACGAGGCAACCTGATACTCCCCCTGTTCCTGAGTTGCCGATAGCTAAAACTCCTCCATCTGGTGTGGTAGTTCAGTGTCCCACACCAGCACAAGCAGCAAAAGAACCTGTAGGCACATACATTGAGGGGTTTAGAAAGAAGGTTACTGACTATCAGTTAGTTGGTAACCAGTGTATTCAGATTACAGAACCTGTGCCTCTACCAGAACAGATTGTTGCTGGTCTTCCTAGTGCTGGATCTGTTGTAACCACTGGTGGTATTGCTGTCATCGCTACAGCATCAGCACTTGCAGCAAAACCGTTGGTAGATATTTTACTCAAGGTTATCAAACCAACGGTCAAGAAAGTTATGAAAAAGATTGCTAAGATCAGGGGGAAACAAGAGGAGATCTTGTCTGTAAGGGAGCGCCGAGATTTTCAGCGCGAGAGGACACAGGCGATTCGGGCACTCCGTTCGGTCTTGAAACCGAAGGGATAGAATGTTTATGTGGGGGAATGACACCACCGGGGTTAGTAACAATCACATCCGCACACACTTTATAATATGGAGACTTGGGGTGGAAATAGATACCCTGCTTCTTCAACTCGCCACAATTCTTGAGTCTGGCAATTTCAAAGTCTAATCTTTTATTTGCAGTCAACTGTTTCTGCAATTCAATTTGAGTTGCTGCTGCTTCCTTACACTGGTCTTGGAGTTTCTTATCTTGTGGGATAGACCAAGTAGCACTGACTCCCACAGATAAATTATAGTTGTCTTTCTGCCCTGTTCTGGTGGGAACAGTATATAAAATATTTCCAGGATTATCTAAAGACCCATCATCATTAAGGTCTCTCATATCATATACTGGATCATTATAATAAGGTTCGTAAGGTTTCTGCATCGAACCAGAACCAGTAACAAATGGAGTGATATTCAGCGTTGGTCCTTGACATTGGATTCCACCACCATAGGTGTTGGTGATGTAAGGACCTTGTAAGACTTGGATGGCTTGATTAGTGACACTACCGGATGAGTTAGCCACAGGAGCAGCAGTGGCGCTAACGCCACCAACAGTCTCAGCAAGAACTCTTTGTTGGACCAGTGTTGGGGAGATGACACTTAAGATTACTGCGTAAAGATAGAGGTTGTGTCGGTTACGCTTTTTATTTCCGTGGTTCTTTGAATTATTGTTTGATTGCTTAAACCAGGACCTTGATACGTTTCGGTGAACTGAAACGCTGCTCCTGGTGTTGTTTGTGTAAATGTCGGTCTGCTGCTGACGCCAGTCCATGATGAAGTCACTCCTTCGATTGTTACATTATTAGCACCTGTTCCTGGTGATAAGTTACCTGATGCTGTAATACCACTACCTGTTACTGAATATTGATACCCTGTGTTATAGTCCATCGAGTTGATGGTCTCTGTGATCTTTTGTGTTGTCTCAGTGTGGCTGGTCATTGACCCCTGACTAAAATTTGGAACGACTGGGACCGCCATAGCAGGAGACCCCAGTAGTAATGCCACGAAAAATAATCTCTTCATGGTTATATAGTATTAGTCGATAACAGTGATTTCAGTAACGAACTGTCCTGTAGCAGATGAACCAGCACCACCAGCAGTCAGCGTGATAGCATGAGTTCTGTCAATCGTACCTGCGAGTGTGCCAGCAGAACCAGCAGCATAAGAGGTAAGGTTACCGAAGTTAGGAACATCACCTGTGCTAACAGCAGAGGCAGGAACACTATCTGCTGCGTTGTATGTTTCAGATAAAGACCAATCTTGCCCTGCTGTAGTGACAGTGTATGTGCCAGCACCAGTGGAAACACCACCCATCGTGCCTGCCGTGATGTTAGAACCAGAAGCAGAATAACTACCACCAATTCTTACCGCAGTGGTGCGAGCAGCATCAACAGTCAGTTGAACTGAAGAAGCATGTTTAGTAACAAGTCCACCTGCATTTGCTGCTGGTGCGGTCATCAGTAACATTCCAAAAAGCAATGCTGCTTTTTTCATATGAATGATTGTGCATATAACTTTGATTATTTATCATTTGAATTTTGTATAAATAAAACGAAATTACAAATAATTGAAATTAGTAATGACTGAACAACAAGAACATCTCGCAAATCTCCTTCAACAAAGAACCACACTTCAAGGAGAACTTGAGCAACTTCAGAATGCTGCAGGATCAAAAAGAGAATTGTATTGGAAAGTTCAAGGTGCTATTGAGTATCTTGCACAAACAGGAGTAACACTTCCAGAACCAGAAGAAACAGAAACTACAGAGACTGAGGTCGTAGTTCCTGAAGAGGGTTGACGGATACAGTTTGATCTCCTATAATAAGAAGGTCAACAGGGGCACGTAGCATAATGGATAATGCCCCCGCCTTCTAAGCGGTAGATTGCTGGTTCGACCCCAGCCGTGCCTGTTGTCATTCTTTCATTATGGACCCAATCAATCCAATAAAAGTTTTAATACTCATTGGAGAACTTGAAGGGTGTTATGCCCATACCAAGAAGTTGGGTTTTGAAGATGACAATAAAATCCTTGATGAGATGAAGCAGAGGTATTATAAACTCTACTTCAAACTCTGTAAGGAACAGGGAATTAAACCCCTGTAATCCCGTTTAGCTCAGTTGGTAGTAGCGTTTGACTGTTAATCAAAATGTCGCTGGTTCGAGCCCAGCAACGGGAGCCTGCCACTTTAGCTCAGCTGGATAGAGCAGGGTTTTTGTAAAGCTCAGGTCACCCGTTCAAGTCGGGTAAGTGGCTTGACAGAATACTCATTCTGTCTTATAATCCCTTCCGTGTGAATGGAGTTGGGGGATTCGTCTCCCACCATTGCGAGTGTAGTGTAGCGGTAACACGCCATCCTTCCAAGTTGGAATCACGAGTTCGATCCTCGTCACTCGCTTCGGGAATCCGAATTCCCGTTGTTGTAAAACTTAATAAATAAAAATGTGATGAAGCCTCAACTACTCGCCTAGTCACAAAGTAAACAGAGACTTGTCGAGTCTCTTTCCATCCGCAGGTATAAAACTCTGCGAGAAAATAACGAGGTATCAAAATGATTAAATCCGCATTCGCAGCTCTGGCTGCTGCTCCCCTTTTCGCTGGTGCTGCAATGGCAGGACCCTACGTTAACGTTGAAGCCAACTCTGGTTTCACCGGTAGCGACTACACCGGAACGACCACTGACTTCCACGTAGGTTACGAAGGCACTGAAGGTGTTCTCGGTTACTACGTCCAAGCAGGTGCTTCTGTCGTTTCTCCTGACGGTGCTGCTGCTGACACTGTTCCTTCTGGTAAGGCAGGTCTGAGCGTTGCTGCTACTGAGAACCTGGGTGTTTATGGTGAAGTCAGCTTCGTCGGTTCTGGCGTTGCTGGTGTTGACCGTGGTTACGGCACCAAGGCTGGTGTTAAGTGGACCTTCTGATTCACTGAATCCGTGCTATAATACTGGGGACTTCGGTCCCCTTTTTTTATGCTTAAAAAGATTCTCCTTCATCCAGTTACGCATTTCAATCTTTTGGTTGTTGGATTTTTAGCTTTGATTCAATCTATGCATACTCACGTCCATTACACAATGGAGATTGATGCTGATAGTTATGTCTACAACTTTTGTAGAAAAAATGTAGAGAAGTGCAAAAAGATTATTGACAAATGACTGTACCATTTTTTGTTGAAGAACCTTACACTTGGAAAAAAGTAGAAGTTCCTTATGATATCGTTCAGTATTGTGATGCTTTCACTATTGATGCGGATCGTGAAGACCTTCGCTATATTGATTGTGTGTGGATGCATATGGGATATTATGGCGTTCCAACACACGTTATGAAAGCAGTAAGAGAAGAATGGAATCCTAACATCATACCTGTATTCGAATGAAAAACTATCGTGATACTATAGTCAAAGCATTGCCATTCATGCAGTTTGCCATTGCCCTTTATACTCTCAATCAAATAGTCTCATTAACACCAGATCATCCAATCTATTTCTGCCGTCAAGCACAAGATACTTACGGCAACTATTATCAAATGGTAGTATGTGAACCACAATAAACTATGAGAATAAGATTCTTCTGTATCCCCCCCCAAGTTTTTGATTAAATATTAAAAACAGAGTAAAACAAATGAAAATAAATCTGTGGTATTGCACACATATGAAACTGTGGCGTTGGACTCTTACTGATGATCGCCGTTCAGTATCAAGAATGGAATCTGGGCAACAGGCAGATTTAAGAGTAGCAATGGAAGACGTTGCCAAAACCGTAGAGTATATGATAGAACTTTGATATAAATAACTGAAAACTGAAGACGAAAGATCACATTATACTGATGGATAACATTAAAATAAGATGCCGCTCCTGTGGTAAGGAGTTAGAGGGGCATCAGAATAAGACGGTGACTTGTGGTTGCCCAAATATGGCAACCATTCGTGGCGATAAGGTTTCGGCACTTGACTTATCTCAAGTTGTTATGTTAAACTCCTATCAACCCAAAACTAAAAAGGGTGTTCTTACCAATGAAGATATTCTTTGGCAAGAAGAAAGGCGTCAACGTAAAGTAAGACGCTTGGACTTTGAGGTCCGCTAGGAAGGTCAAGCCGATAGGTGACGGCAGCTGTCTTGAAAACAGTCGAGGTGTTAAAGCCCTTAGGCGTTCGATTCGCCTACCTTCCGTTTACAAATATTACAAGAATACAGATTTTCTTAATCTGTGTTTTTGTATCAACACAAACTTGACAGGTTTAAACTACTGACTATTATAGCTAGTAGATATTAAACACTGGACCTATGGATCAACACACCTATAATAACTGGGTGAAGATCAAGGAGACCTTCGAACAGTCTGGCAACACAGACAACATGTTCTACAAAAGAGCAGTAGCAATTTTAAAAACCAGAAAAGATCCCTTGGCAAAATTCCTTGGAGATGAAAAGTGATGCAACCACAAGATGAATTGGTTAGTCGTGCTGAAGTTCAGGAGATGATTGATGCTGCCATACGTCGTCACAATCGGAATGCTTCGATTATTAGTATGTGTGTTGGTTGGGTTGTTCTTGCACTTTTTGCTGAAGGTCTGCTTCGACTTATCGGAGTAATCCCTCCTTTATTCCCATGGTTGAACATCACATTATAGATTGGATAGGTGTTATCACCTTATTTCTTTTCGGTATCGCTATGATTTGTCAAGGACATTTCATTTATCACGGAAAGCGTGGATATAGGCATTCTGAACGTGAAAAAGAGAAAATGAGTAATGCTCGCAAACAAGTAGAGGATTTATTCAAAGACAAATGACCGAAGAAGACTACGAGAAGTTGCAAGAAAAAGTTCAAGAATTGAGAATGCAGTATTTGTTTGAAGAACCTTGTCCTCTCTATGAGGAGATTGATGATGAATTGGAATGAATTTATTGAGTTTATTTCCAGCATCTTATATCTTTATATTGCCTGGCTAAGTGGAATCTTAATTGGATATCTTATCGGTAAAAGAGATGGAGGAGACTTATGAAAAACTATATAGAGCAATGGAGTTAATTAAATGAACAGATTCGATCAATTTACGGAAGACGAGAAAAGAAAATTTGTAGAATCAATTTGGCGTCGTCAAAGATGCTTTATTGCTGGTGATAAACAGTTTAATGAGTATGGTAAACTTTTAGATGAAGTTCTAGAAAGTCTTGGAGACTATATTCCTGGGAGAATTTTATGAGAGTAGGTCTTATCGGATTGGGAAAGATTGGTGAAGGTATTGCTCGCCGTATGACTGGAAAGGGGTATGAAGTTTGGGGTTATAGGAACAACTATGAGAAGGTTTGTGAGCAATATGAAAAGGGTTATATTAGTGGATGTACCACTAATATGGAAAGCCTTGCTCAAATAATTCATAACTATAAAAATATTTCTGATAAAAAACCAGGAATTTTTATGGTTGCAGTTTCACCAGAAAACGTAGAGGAAGTACTTGATGACTTACTACGATTATGTCGTGAAGGCGACATTGTTATTAATTATGGCAATAGCAATATTGAGGACTGTTGGAAAAGAGAAGAGCACTCTGCAAAATTTGGCGTCGCATATATTGACTGTGATGTTGATCGCAATATTTGTGATGTGGGCAGTAGATACAACTTTATGGTTAGGGGCGGAGATACTGCAATCGCCACTTGTAAAAATATTTTTCATGACCTCGGAACATGGAAGTTTACCACCAAACATTCACTTGTAATCTAATGGAACATCTGTTAGGAAAAGCACTCATTATAGTGGCAATACCCTTTGTAATCACTACAATTTACTTCGGTTCTAAGAAGGGGCACTACTATGAATCCGAACACTATAAGGGTAATGGAACCGCACACTAGAATGCGGTTTCATTTTGCCTGGTCTTCATTTTCAAGAATACATGGAGTCAGTCATGTCTCATCAGATATGGTTGACTTTTGCTATGAATGGGCACTCCAAGAGGAAGTAGCACCACTCGATTGTTTAAATCACGTAGATCGATACTTTAGAGAATTATGGACAGAACACAACAACTAGAAAATGAAAATCTCTGGCTTAAAGAAGAGATTAGAAGATTAAGGCATCAGTTGGCGGTAGTAAAAAAGGAAGAGTGGGCACATCCAGAATCATGTGTATACAACTGCGATCCTTGGAAAACATGGAAGTTCAACTAGGTATTTTGTTTTTTATGTGTATGTTTGGTGTATTTTTATTTGTAGTTTCTATCTTTTCAGAATAATGGGATACTTCGCACGGTGGGCATTAGAGACACCAGTTACATTAGGATTTATCTGTTATCTTTTAGTTGTTGTGCCTATTCTGGGTATCTGGTTAGTCCACAAATACAACTGGCAACACTGGGAACCATTTGACAAGGGGCACAAGAAGTAGTATAATTACTTCTGTTGGGAGGCAAGACCACTCAACGCAACGGGGCGTAGCTCAGCTTGGTAGAGCGCTGCTTTTGGGAAGCAGAAGTCGTAGGTTCGAATCCTGTCGCCCCGATCGCCAGTTTCCTGACTGGCACCTTGACTATATAAAGTCAAACACTTATAATACTC